CTTCAACACCCATAGCTGCAAATAATTCCATACTAATTTGTTGCATGTTATAAGCTGCAGGGTTTTGTTGTGCTATAGACATAATAGCATTTATCTTTGCAATCCTATGTGCTTCAGTTGGCATATTAGGATCAGATACAGGAATGACATCAATTGATTTTAAATTAAAGTCATTACGGAAAACTTGCTGTGCACCGCCTGCGACTTCGTAAGGATACATATCAGGAAGATATTCGCTATCTAATCTAGCGAGAATACGCAGGTCTTTGGATTGAGCAGCGTGTAAGCGTTTGTGCACAGCGTTGAACAGCTTTGAAGATTGCTCTAACAAAGCCATTGTAGTGCCGACAGGACCATAGTTAGAACCTTGTTCTACTACACTATCTGTCGCATCGGCAAACTCTTTTGCAAGATTAGTTACATATTGCATTAACTGGAATAAAGTTCCAGAAGGTTCTTTGAATGGTAACGGTTGTAATGATTTACCTAAGTCACCCGCAGGACTATTTACTTCTCTCCACTCACCTGGCGATATAGGCTCATCAGGGGCAAGTACACGAAGACCGTGTGCCTTGAAACCCCCTGGTAAGTTTGCAAAGGTACCAGCGTCAATAAGCTGACGCATGGAGGAGGTGGCAGTCTTTGTAAGACCACCTATCAAATGTAAATAACCATATCCATAAAAACCTAAACCTGGGATCATAGTGTAATGAGTAAAGTACATTTTCTTTTTCATTAACATATCATCTGCGTCCCAGTTTCTTCTTATAGATAAAACTTGTTCGTCAGTTGTCATATGAACAATGTATGGAAGTTTTAACCCATCTTCATTTTCATAACCTGGTAAATCTATATTAGCATGTACTTCTAGTATTTCTACTTCATCTTCTTCTTGACCTGGTTTAGAACTACCTACAATTTCATTAGCACTTTCAGTTGCGCCAGTTTCTTCAATCGAAGTTTCCATAACATCTAAGTCACGGAACATTCCTGCTAATTGTAATTTCTTAACTTGGTTTGTTGATAATGTATATTTGTGTGTGTATCTTTCTGCGCTCTCTAAATCAGATGCAAAATAGTTTACATAGAAATCACTTGACTTTACAAATTCAGTACAAGCTCTTTGTTGTGTTGGATCCCAATATGTTTTCTTAAATGCTGTACCGTATAAGGAAACATAAAATAATAATCTATCTAGTTCTGGCCCATACTCAGGCATTTGTATTTGTGTTTGCCAATTCATAAACTGACGAACTCTATTTGCCTGTTCTTGTTTTTGCATTGTATCCAAACCAATTATACGTGTACGTACTGGACCTTCGGTTGGAAATAATTCTTTATAAGTCTTTGCTTGAAACTTTACAACTGCTTGTGCTAATACAGGGTGAGTTGCACTGCATGCCCCCGGAAAAGGTTCATCACCTTGTTCATCTTTAAATCCTAAAAGAGTAACACCTTCTTCTGCGATATCATCATATTCTTGTCTTGATTCTTTATCTCTAGTGTACCCATCATATAAATCATTTGCTACATTTTGTAAATCTGCTGTGTCCATCATTTCTGCTAAATTCGCATCATGATCTTCTGGCATCATACTATCTTCAGGGTTATCAAACATACCCATAGCTTCAGCAGCTTCTAGCTCTACATCATCATCTATTTCTACTTCAATAGATTCTTCGCCATCAGGCATTTGCACTGAAGTGATTGCTTCTTCTAAATCTATTTTCTTTTCAATTGCCATTTTGTATCCTTACTAATAATAAAAACGTCCACGTTTACCTTGCTCCACGTACCTTCTATTATATACGTTTTGTTCAGCGTTGTCAAGCCACGTATTACCACTGTGATCTACGTACCCACCATTACGCATCCAGATTAATGCTTGTGTAACTGTGTCCATATAGTCATCATGACTACCTGTTGGAAAAGTTCTAGCTTCTTCCATAACTTCTTGTGCCCATGATTTATCAAAAGGTGCAAATATCCTAGCATTATGGAACAAACCTGTAATAGAATAAGCTCTTGCTACTTTATCTCTATCTGGTTGATACTCAAATATAGGCAGACCTGTCATACGCAAGTCTTGTATTAAAGATTGACCTGATGCTTTCTTCTCAACTATAATTGTATCTGGAGAATGCATATCATATTTCTCCATTGCCTTTTCACGTAGTGTAGGATAGTCCCATCTACCACGTTCTGCCCCCAATAAACAAAGGTTAGGGGCACTAACATCCCCACCAAACACACCCCATGTAGTAATTGCAGAATAATCTGCAGAAGTCTTAGTAGAAAACGCCGTATCCCACGATTGTATAATGTAATCACACTCAGGTGCATAGTCATGTACCCAATTCTGCCACCATTCTGCTTTAATTATGTTACCTTCTTCCGAAGATGGCGCTTGACCATACAATGCATCAAACTTAAACGCAGGTGTATTGTTTTTTGTACGTATTATTTCTTCTGTTGTCCAACAAAAGCCATCATCTTTGTCTGATTCAGGCCAGAATGACTCACCTAAGTCTAGATTTGTGTAATTTTTAGATAAATATCCCTGCTTTACTAGTTTTTTCCTAGCAGTTTCCAAAGTTTCTAGTGATTCAGACGTATTTAACGCAGGAATACGTACAACTTCCCACTTATCCGCCATAGGTGCAGAAGCTTCTTGCTGTAATAAGTAGCCTGCTAGGTCATTTTCATGCCATCTTGTCATAACAAGTACAATTTTTCCACCAGGCATAAGCCTTGTACGTAGACCAGAAGCATACCATTCGTTTAAACTGTCTCTTCTTGTCTTAGAAAACGCATCTTGCTCTGATATAGGGTCATCAATGATTGCTAAGTGTGCACCAAACCCTGCGATACCTGAACCAGAACCAGCTGCTAGGAAAGATCCTGCTTGTTTTTTCTTATGTTCAAGCGCCCATGAGTTTGCCGCTCTATTATCTTTACGAATATTTATTTTTGGAAAGATTGATTTGTAAGCAGACGTGTTTATAATATCACGAATTGCTCTACCAAATCTAGTTGCAAGATCGTCACTGTGTGATACAGCTATCTCTTGCCAATATGGATTACGTCCCAGCGCCCATGCTGGAAAGTATGTAGATGTAATTAAAGATTTACTAGAACGTGGTGATATAAAAATCATAAGACGATCTATCTCGTCTTTTTCTAATCGCATAAGCTGGTCACACAAAACTCTATGATGTGGACCAACACTAAACGATGGGTTCATTAGCATTACAAATGCTAATAAATCATCACGTGCTTGTTGGATGGCTAGCCTTGTGGCTGCATCCCTATCTTCATTTGTTAACGACATACGCCTTGCCACCCCATAATGCTAACTGTTCGTATAGATTAGCGGGAGGATTACTTGCATCGTACTCCTCAAGTGTTGGCGTTAATACGCGTGTGCTCATACTATCTCCTGTGTTAGTTGAGTTATTTAGTTATCTTAGTTACTTTTCCTACTGAAGGTTTTGCACCATTAGGCATGTTGTATAAATCATATACATGTACGCCGTCATTGTAATCATACTCTTCTGCAGTTTCAGTCCAAGTAAAAGTATTGTTCTTTCCTTGTTTTACTTTTGCAGTATATCTAGTATTATTATATGGTCCTTCAACTGGATGTGACTTAACTGTTTTAATTTCGCCCATTGTTTCTCCTAGAAGTTCATTTTAAATCCGATAGAAAATTTCTTTTCTTCGGGATCAACACTGACAGTAAATCCATCAGGTATTTTATTTGAGATCTTTTGAAAACCACTTTCAATTTTACCAGAACCAGGTAGTTTTGAAAGACCCCATACACCAGCCGCAAGTATAGCTTTCTTAGCTTCTTTTTCTGCTCTTTCTTTAACAAAAGCTTTAGCTTCATCTAAGTTCATATCCTTACGTTGGTTAGACACTTATCTTCTACCTCTTGATAAAAGTTCTGCGTCTCTTTTTTTCTTTCTGTCAGCTTGAGCTTTGTTAGCTTTCTTTGCAGAAGACTTCATTGCATTAGCGGAAATAAATCCACCACGCTTTGCATCTCTATTGTCTGCTGCTTTTTTATCGGCAGCTTTCTTAGCAGCTTTAGCTTTAGCTCTTGCTCTTCTGTCTTTCTCAGCTTTCATTACTTGGCTGTCTTTAGCTTTTGGCATTCTTTCAGTTACGCCCGCAGCTTTCTTATTAGCTTCTCTAGAATCCTGTTTAGGTTTCTTTTTTATTTTAGGTTTAACTTCTTTTGCTTGAGCGCTTCCGCCTCCCAATGCTAAGTTTTTAAGTTTAGTAATAAAAGTTTCTTTCTTTTTCTTTGGTTGGTTTTTATTCTTTTTAGATTTCTTTTTAGCAATCTCGCCTCTAGATTCTGATTTCTTTTTTTGTTTATTCTTTTCTATACGCTTCATCATTATTTCGTTTCTGCGTTTATTTTCGTCACGTCTTTTCTTTGCGATTTCTGCTTTTGATGCCATTATGCCCCCTTCGCTTCTTTTAGTTTTGGTGTGGCGATACGTTTTAATCTTTCAACGTCTCGCGCAATGTCTGCTTCTGAATTGCCTGTAGCGAAAGCATTAGTCACTTCCATCTCGGTAATGTTCTTATCTGTCCACATTGCCTGATGTTTACCTAATAGTTCTAAGGAGCGGATAGCCGCGTTATAATCGCCCTCCTGTTCAGTCTTTTCAGCGATACGTACTAGGCGTCTAAGTATATCGTCCGCTTCAATTTTAGTACGTTTTGTTTGTTCTGACTTCAACTCTGCAATTCGCTGTACAATCGCGGGATTCTTTGTAAGTGTATAAGCGTTATTAGCCGCGTGCTTTTCAGAGTAACCTGCTCGAATGGCAGCCTGTTTAATATTTAAGTCCTTAATAAACTCGTTGCAGAACGCTTCCTGCTGTGGAGTAAGCTTAACCTCTGAATCAGGTTGTTGCATCTTAGTTGCTTTCATAACATTATTAGTATACAACATTTAGACTTGAATTGCAAGGGCAAATGTTGTACAATCAATATGTGCAGTTCACGCTGCACGTCTCCTGTAAGACGGGGAGGATTAAAATCGTGCATCTCTCTCACACAGCACAGCCTCCCCGCAACTAATCTCAAGGGGGCACGCCGGGGCAACCTGCCTCAACTTTTCAATTTTTTGCTAAAATTTTTTTTGGTCTATTATATATAGCTAAAGCGCTGCGTTTTTTTGGGGTGGGGGGTGCTTGGTCGGTTGGGGGGTGGGTATGGAACAAAACAGGAACAAAATCCAGGAAGAACAAAACGAGAACACTTTGGACCAGGTCCAGGCCCCTGCGACAATTTGACGCATGGCATACTGTCGCACCTTGTTAAGCCCTTTAAAACTAGGGTTTTTATTGTTGTAAAAATACAACAAATAATTCTTATTATGACCTTTTTGCTGACACAATTATGACATAATTTTATGGGAAAAAGAGGACAAGGAAAAGTTGAAAAGGGTTTAACTTCTTCCTTTAACCAAGTTAAACAAAGTGAGTTTAATGATGATTAAGACTAAACCAAGAAAACGATTTAAGGCTATCGTTTGGGTAAAAAAAGAAAAAGTGCCTTTTAAAGTTGAGTACAAAGAAAAAAGTTTTAAAGATTTAGATACTAGAGTGCATTACCCTATATCAAGTGCTTATAGAGGTTTTTCAATGATGGGAGGAAAAAGTAATAAATGCAGATACGCTTAATTAAGATAATAAGGTCATAATTAAGACACAATTTTATGCGAATAATTAAAAATAAATAAAATGAAAGTGAGTTAAAAATGAATAATAATATAGTTGATATTAAAGATAAAAAGACACTAACAAGATTATTAAGAAATTGTTTTTATGTCTATGGTTTTGTTGCGTTTAGTGAGCATGATGGAAAATATGTAAAACTACAAAAAACCGATTTAATGAGCAATCTCATAGATGGAGATTATGACTTAAATAAATTCACATACGATACTAGAGAAAATATCGTATACATTAACTAGGAGAGAGCATGGCAAAATATACAATTAAAAGAAATGACTTTGACCAATATTATGTGTATGAAAAAACAAGACATCATACAGGAGTTCGTTGGCTCACTATTGAAAATATAGTTGATGAATTTCCAACAAGTGAAAGTGCATTACAAAAATATCCTAAAGCCCAAATTGTAGATTTGGGTGAGGAGTGGTTTGATAGATTGTCTATGAGCCAAAACCAACCAAGCAATATGGAGTAAAAAATGCTAACTAGAAAAGATTTTATAGAGAGAGCAAAACAATTTATACAATTAAGTAAAAATTGTAAAAGAAATACTACTGAATTATTGACAATAGGTCATCAAATTGATAACTATTGTTATATTGCTAAAGAGTCGAATAAGCGATTTGATGAGCAGAAATTTAGAGAATATATCGAGGTAGGTATATATGGTAATACAATATAAATATAAACTTGGAACGCATAGAGATAACAGAAGAATATGGTTGGAGGGTAAAAGACTTAATGACCATGACTTCAAAAAAGATAAGAGGTTTAATATAAGATATGCTACTAATTGTATCATGCTAGAATTTAATGAGCATGGAACGAATAAAGTAAATGGAAGTTATGAGCGACCAATTATTGATATATGTAATCGTCAAGTTGGTTATCATATATTGACAGATAATGTGATGGTCACATTTGATGTAAGTAATATTTTGATTGAGGGAATTAAAAATGAAACATAATTCTGACACAAAGAAAAAGTATAATACAAAAATGAGTTTTACAGACTGGGTTTTAGAACAACAGGAAATGTTGCAGGAACAAATCCTGGACTCTGATGTAGATGAATTGACTGTTCATGAGGAACAAGCAATAACTAATGAATTGCTAAACAAGTGGGGTAGCAAATGACCATATTAACAGATTTAAGAAACACTTTTGTTTCAGCTCATACAGAAAAAACTTTGTATGAAGAAATAAAAGATGTTAGATATAATAGAAGTAGTCTTGATATAAACTCTATGAATAAGTTATTGAGTTTTGAAGATGACTTAAACGCATGGTGTAAAGTTTTAGATATTGATGAATATTCTTTTGAAAATTGTCGTAATTGTAATTCATTAGAATATGCTGATGATATGAGAATAGCTTATGATGAAGACGCAATTTGTCAGACTTGTATTGATGATGAATATACCTATTCAGAATATAGAGATACTTATGTGCATTACGAGGACGCAGATGATGAGGAACATTATGATGAAGAGAGTGACGAGGGTGTGTTGCCTTATGATTATAATGTGATGAGAGATTTGACACATACCACAGCACCAAATGAGAGAGTATTACCAGACACCGCATACTATGGTGTTGAGTTGGAAGTAGAGAAACGCACAAGTGCTACTGAAGACACAGCAAGTGGTGTATTGAGAAACTTTGAATATGATGAGTGTAAGTTTGCATTACTGAAATCTGATGGAAGTTTATCAAATGGATTTGAGATTGTCAGCTGCCCAGGAACTATCAATGCACATAGATTGTATTGGGAAAAGTTTTTCAAGGGTAGTCATATTAGAGATTTAAAAGGTTGGTCTACTGATACAGCAGGTATGCACATACACATATCTAGGTCAGCATTGAGACAATTAGATGTTGGCAAGATATTGGTATTCATAAATGATACCAAGAACGAGTCATTTGTAAATCATATCGCTGGTCGTAATGCAGAATCTTGGGCAAAGAAAAGTCCAAAGAAAATTATGGATTGTGTGCAAAGTTCTGAGAAATATAGTGCTGTGAATACAAGTCATAGAAATACTATTGAGTTGAGAATATTCAAGAGTAATCTATCAAAGCTAGGATTCTTCAGAGTCCTGGAATTTGTTGACGCATTAGTTCACTTTGTAAAACAAACGAGTATATCAAAATTACAATATGCGGACTTCTTAGAATATATGGAACAACCAAATATAAGAAGTCAATACCCAGTTTTCTATGGGTGGCTAACACGCAAGAGTTATTGCATGGGTAAGCCCTCAAGAAAAGTTGATTGGTCTGATGAGCAGAGCAATCTAAGAGAAATTGCTTAACTGAAAAGGAGTAATATTATGTGCTTAATTATACAAGCAAAAAAGCCACAGATTATCAGTGATACTATGATGAACTGTGCATACTTAAACAATGATGATGGCTTTGGACTTATGTTTGCCAACAAGGGTAAAGTCCATGTCCAAAAAATTGGTAAGCCAAAGTCATACAAGTCTATCCAAAAAATATGGGATAGCTACAAGGATTTAGATTTACCTATCGGTGTTCACTTTAGATTCAACACCAATGGAGAATCTAACAAGGCTATGAGCCACCCTTTCCAAGTGTTATCTAAAGACGAGCATTCTAGGGATGTATGGCTTATGCACAATGGTCCACAATTACCCACACCTATGATTGACAAGGGCAAATCTGATACTCATCAGTTTGTCAAGTGGATATTGAAACCACAACTTGCTAATGAACCAGAGTTGTTATACAACCCAGATTGGCAAGAAATGATTGCCGACATGATTGGCAGCGACAAACTCTTATTCCTGGATTCTAAGACAGAAGAGTTTACAATCATCAATGAGCAAGAGGGCAAGACCACAGATGATATGTGGCTGTCTAACACATACTCATTACAACCCACAGGCAACTATGCTTTGACCAGAGACTATAAGTATAACGCAGATACAGATAGTATGGAAAAGAATACAAGCAAGTGGGATTATGAAGATGAGGACACATGGTATGGTAACTATGGCTATGGCTATGGGGCAAATGATTTCCCTGTAACTAAAACCGAAGTCACTAGGTCAGCAAGACGCATACATGAGAAACCATTGAGCGAGGACAAGAAAGATGTCATGGTCAATGGGGCAAGTATTACTGATGATGATTGGTATGGCATGACACAAGAGGAAGTGTTTGATACTGTATCAGAAAACCCTATGGGAACAGCCGAGTGGGTATATGACATCATCTATGATGGCAACAAGAAAGTAGGTAAGTAATGATTATCTTTAGAAACTTTGAGAAAGGAACTTGGGAGTGTGAAAAGCCCAGGAATGGAGGTTCACAACTCACCACTTGGAAACCTATCCACTACGCAGTGCTACTGAAAGACGTAACCTTTGGAATAGTTACACACCCTTTCAAAGTAGAAACTTCGTTCCGCCGAAAACCTTTCAGCCCTGTCAAGTTAGCCCATCTGGGAAAGGGGGCAGACTATGGTATAGCAATCAAAGGAACTGAGATAAACGATAGTGAGTGGAATGATTTGTATGAAGATACAAACAAGATACCTCACAGCACACGCAGACTATGGTCTAAGTATGGCGAGAAATTCTACTCACACTTCCCTTTAATGAGGAAGTATTACGAGGAAAATGGTTTGTTGGGTGACGCAACCACACCACTTGGCAGAAGTGGTATCGGAAATGTAATCAGCCACAGAACTTTCCCAGCACTGAGAGAGCATGGCGAAAGTAGTTACTTCATACCTTGTGATGTGAAAGCATTGAGGATAGAATACTCAACAGCCTCACACATGCATGTATTGTTTGATAGTGAGCAATCTGTAAGGACATGGAGTGATTGGCATAACAAAATAGAACCATCTTGGAAACAGGTAGTTCAAGCCCGTTATGCAGCTTAATCCTGGATAATCCAGGTAAGCGAATAAACCCGAATAACAATCGGTATTACACGAGGGTCACTATTATTATGTGATAGGGATACATAGTCTGTATGTATAGTATACCTTACTCTAATACTAGATATAGTATATAATAAATTATTATTATATTTTAAATCGTTTATTAGAGGGGTGTGCGTTCCCTAGAAAAATGGTAACCATTGAGTAATACCGATACTTTTTCGATGTTATTCGAGAAAACTATTGACGAGAGGAGAAAATTATGCTAGAGTTATTTTTAATTTATGTACTAGGATTTATTTCTTTACCCACATTTTATTGGGTAAGTGTAGCATTACATGAGGTATACTACACATTTAACAAGAGAGACTAATGGGAGACAATTATGAATCCACTTATACCAACTAACGCAATCCAACTGAGGTATGATTCGCCGAGATATGAACCATACTATGATGATGATGGCAACATAGTAGATGAAGAGTGCGTGGAGTATGGAACAGATATAGTTGAGACATTTATCGAACCGACATTATCTGATGGCATACCTAGATACTACCGACTTCGTTATTCTAACAACGCCAAAGACCATAAGAAGAGGTGGTCTAGGTGGGTTCGTAATTCTTTGGGAACTAACAACCCTTACTTTGTAAGAGTGAGCAAGGTAGGTAGACGAGTGTTGTTTACCTACGACCCAAAGTTATCTGTCGAGCATGAGAAAATTAAGAAGAAGAATCAATGGACACTAAAGAAAGTCCAGGAAATGGAACGCAGCTCAGCTGCATCACCAGCTGCGAGGCCCGATGAAATATTCCTGGATATTGGTGACATGGTTGCTAACGCATTGTCAGAACGACAAGAACATATCAACGCAATGGAAGAAAGGATAAACAGAGAATATGAAGAAAGATAAGAAAGAAGAAGATAGACAATGGGAAATCATGACCGACTTCACAATTAATATGTTGTCGCTTGTGATTTCCTTGGGGGCATTTGCAATAATAGTTTTACTATTTATGTGGATAACAAAGGTGTTTGTATGAAATATATTGTAACAACATGGGAGACCTTGCAGTGTCAATACGAAGTAGAATCTACTGGTAAAGAACAAGCATGGCAAGATGTTCTCAACAATAAGGGAGTGCAGATAGACAAGATGTGGTCTGATGAGGGGTCATATGTTGTCAAGGAGAAAGACTTACAAAACCAGGAAGGTGTGCAGCTTGACCCGCAGGTAAACTTTCCTGGTAATGTAGTTGATTTTAAAACTAAGGTCAGGGAATTGCTTGACAAGAAAGGTAAAAAATGATATACGACTTAGTAAAAGTAAAATGGTTAGACGCAATGTCTGATGATAATTCATGGCAAGATTTATCTGAACTACGACAGCAACAACTACGCACAGTTGAAACTGTTGGGTGGATTATCCAAGACTTTGGTGACCAGATTGTAACCATATCATCTTATGATGAGGAGTGCAAGACTGGTGGTGGGGGTGTTGTTATCCCTAAAGTAAACATTGTAGAGATACAACATTTAGAAGGAGGTAGGATTGACCCAAAAGGAATACGACCACAACCCTTATCGGACTAGATTATTTACATATGGCACACTTAAAAAAGGGGGCAGACTGGAAGGCATGGTGGGAGATGCTGATTACCTGGGTGAATACTTTACATTACACTCAGTGTTTGATATGATTGATTATCAAAATGCTTTTCCCATTGTCTTTCGTAAATACAAAGAGGGTAAGTCCATCAAAGGACATCTGTATGAGGTAGATTTATCTGGTATGGATATGATTAATCGTATGGAAACCAATGCGGAATACACACCAATGGTTGTCGATATAATTAATGAACAAGGTAACTTGACAAATGCTTTAATGTTTGTTAATGCAGTGGCAGAACAACATACTGACGCAATGTACAAAGCGGGGTCAAGTGATAGAAATATTAAAAGAGAGAAAGGATATGTAGAATGGCAACACTAGGAGGAATACTTGCTTGGATTTCAATCTATGGATTGTTGATAGCAGGTTCAATAAGTTTCTTTTTTCAACCGAACATTATCACATTGTTGGTGTTTGTATTCACAATGTGGTTGTTCTTATCCAAGAGGAGTAACAATGACAAAAAAGAATAATCCAATGGCGAAGGATTTGATGTCGCCAAAGTATAAACCACGAGTAAAACAAAGTCGCAAGGCATACAAGAGAGAGTGGGAACTTGATGATGATGTTATGACTGATGGTGATTTTGTTATGGATGGATATTCCATAACACCAACAAGACAGAAGTCGTTTGATTTAGATGATGTAAATCTAGACCACGACGATTATGAATATAAACAGGAGGAAATAAATGGGTTGGAATCCGAAGACGCAGAACCTATTGCAGTGGACAGATATTTCAGACGCCTTAGATAAGGCAGTAAAATATCTAGACGATACCGAGCGAGAGGAACCTCATGTAGAGATTAAGCATGACAATCCTTTCGCTTTGCGTATGCG